TCCTCATAACCACCATTTACATGTCAGTTTTAAGAAAGACCAAGATACCAATTCAGATTTTTTTGAAATCCCACTACTAGGAGGCAAGGCATGAAACTATCAAACAAACATAAGGCTGCTATTAAGTCATACCTAAGAGCTGTGGCTGCCTCCGGTATTACAGTTGCATTAGCAATTGTTGCTGATATTAGACCAGAGTTAGCAGTATTGGCTGGAGCATTAGTTGCACCATTGGCTAAGGCATTAGATCCAAAATCAGGATCTGAAGCGGATTACGGCATCAATGCGAAATGACCATCAACGATTGGGTCGCTATCGCTACTGGAGTTTGCGCCGTAAGCACCAGTTTATTTTTGGGTCTGCGTTGGGTTATTAAATCTTATCTTTCCGAACTTAAGCCAAACTCTGGCAGTTCTATGAAGGATCAAATTTCCCGACTTGAACAGCGTGTCGATGATCTATTTGTTTTATTGAGCAAGCGATAATTTTGCCATGGCGAACACACGAAAACCTTCCAAGCGAAAAAAGATCAATCGTCGAGTTGTTCGCCGTACTCCTGAGCCTTTAACTAAATTAGAGGTTTTTTACATTGCAAAACATGAAATGTTTAAAGCTGCACGCAAGGCTGGTTTCAATGAGTCTGTTGCGCTTTATCTAATGGATAATCCTGAATCAATGCCTGATTGGATTGTAGGCGATCAAGGAATTATCCCAGTTATTCCTACTCCGGATGAGGATGAAGATTAAGCGATATCTGGTAATTTCAGATTTACAGATTCCATACCATCATGAAGCAGCTGTCAAGAATGTTATTAAACTGGCACGCCGTGAGAAGTTTGATAGCGTTCTATGCGTTGGCGATGAGATCGACTTTCAAACCATTTCTCGATGGGCTGAAAAAACACCTTTGGCTTATCAGCAAACCCTTGATGCTGACCGCAAGGCAACTCAAGACATTCTTTGGGCATTAACTGAAAATGCCAAGGAAGCCCACATTGTTAGATCAAATCACACCGATCGGCTTTACAACACACTTTTGAAAGTTCCGGGGTTGATTAGCCTCCCGGAGTTGCAATACGCCAAATTCATGGATTTTGACAGCTTGGGCATTACATTCCATAAAACTTTTTATGAGTTCGAAAAGGGCTGGATTTTGGCTCATGGCGATGAAGCCAACTCAAATCCCAACGCTGGCATAACTGCCCTAAATCTTGCCAAGAAGGCAGGTAAGAGCGTCGTTTGTGGCCACACCCATAAGTTAGGTATGTCAGCCTTTTCTGAGGGCTTAGGAGGCCATTACAGGCCTTTATACGGCATTGAGGTAGGAAACCTTATGAACAAGGCAAAAGCCTCTTATACGAAAGGCTTGGCCAATTGGCAGATGGGCATTGCTATCCTTGAATGGAACGGCAAAAACATGACTCCCACGCTCATTCCGATCAATAAGGATGGCTCATTTACAGCTCTTGGAAAGTCGTATGGGGCGTGAAACAGACTATATCGACCGCACGATTGATGATCATATCGATGAACTTGAGGATCTTGGCGTTATCTAATCGTTATAAAACACGCCGTAGAGCAGGTAGATAAATAACTTGATTTAGGTCAAACTTTATGTATTCACAGAGATACTGTGGATATGTAAGGGAGCGACATTATGACCGATCTACAAGCTGCGTGGATATTTTTCACAGCAGCATTTGCAATTATGTTTTATTACTCATCACTAGGAAATGCTAAAGACACCGCCTATTGGCGTGGTCGTAAAGACGGCTGGGATATGCACCGCCGAATGGTTGAAACCAAGCGTAAATCAGATGAAGTGTTTGATTATGAAAAAAACTGAAACGCTGTTTGATGAAGCAATTTCGACAATCCAAAGTCGTGGTGCTGTCTATGGGCATCCATTCTATAACATGGAGCGAATCAGTAAGCTGGTCGGTTCATACCTTGAATACCCAGTCATGCCGCATGACATTTGTATCTTCAACATATTGCAGAAAATTAGCCGTTTGCAAGAATCCCCAGGACATTGGGATTCCATTGTGGACATCGCAGCATACACAGCAATTTATGCGACTGTCTATGATGCCGAAACCGACATCGATTTCAAAAAAGGAGATGATCTCTAATGGCATTCAATCTTGAGGATTACGAGGATGTGGCTACTTTGAACAAATGGTTTATTGCCAATTATCCGATGGGTAGATCAGATATTTCAGTAATCAGTCATGATGCTGAAAAGGGTTATATTTTGGTGCAAGCAACGCTTTGGCGTGATGCTAAAGATTCATCCCCAGCTGTTTCAAATATAGCCTTTGGATCAAGAGAAACTTACATTCCTAACATGAAAAAGTTTTATGTTGAGGATACAGCTACAAGCAGTTTAGGAAGGGCGATAATCCTACTTAAAGGATCTGACAAAACTGCAACTAAAGATGACATGAGGAAGGTTGAAACAAACCCGTCATTTAAAGACAAGTTGGAAAGCCGTCAAAACATGTATGGCAAGCCCGGCACTAAATCAGCACAGATTGAAACAATCCTTAGAGATAGTTTTGCAGCTGACAAGAAGGCTGAGCCAGTTGCGTGGTCAGTTGGTGATGTTGTAGCTGAGATTGGTGCATCAACACCTAATGAGCCACCAGCATGCCAGCATGGTCATATTCTCAAAGAAGGAATCTCAAAAGGAGGTAAGCCTTATTATGGATATGTTTGCAAAGCCAAACAATGTGAAGCCAAGTGGGCAAAACTTACAGCTAACGGCAAATGGTATTTCGAAGGAGGTGAATAAATGGGTTATTTAGAAATCATTGACGGCTCTGGTTTAACGGCATCTTTTACAGATGAAGGCGTTAAAGTCGAGCCATCAACAATCACTTGCGATACATGCAACGATGACAGATTACTTCATGAGGGCGATCTGCTTCGATGCTATTCCTGTCATACAATTAACAGGATTCCTTACCATGCCTAATTACGATTACATGTGTGATGGTGAGGGGTTGGTTATTGTATTGGATTTACCAATGGATCATAAAATTCCTCATTGTCAAGTATGTGGCGCACCATTAAGGCGTGTCTATACAGCTGTGCCAGCAATATTTAAAGGCGATGGATGGGCAGGAAAACTTGGTTAAGTTCAGGTGCAATTTCTGCTCAGCCAACTCGGAATTTATCTGGCTTGATGGTTATGACAGCCATGAAGGATTTAGGGTCTTTCAATGTCTTAAATGTCAAGCCGTTGGCACAAAGAATTTAGCCGAATCAACCGATACTCAAGAGCCTGTCAAGCGTTGCACTAAATGCGGTGCTTGGATGTTTGCAGATAAGGAGTGCCATACATGTGCGATTCTCATGATCAAGGAGAACACGAAATGAACTGGACTTATCAAAACCAATTGCGTGAGCAATGGATTGAGGATCATCCAGAGGCTGAGTATGAAGGGTGGATGTCAATTTGAAGTTTGCATACGCTGATCCGCCTTATTACAAACAAGGCAAAAAACTCTATGGCAAATTACATAATCAGGCTGCTATCTGGGATGGTAAGCAGGCGCATTGGGATCTTATCGATCGACTGATGGCTGAATATCCTGATGGTTGGGCTTTAAGTTGTAATCCGGCTGATTTATCTTGGATGATTAAACATGAAGGCATTCGCATTCGTGCATGGGCTAAGACATTCCATCAGATACGACCAACTACTGTGCAATACGCATGGGAGGCTGTGTTGCTTTATGGTGGGCGTAAAGACAATAAGCGCAAGCCTATGGTCAGAGATTGGATGAGCAGTTCAATAGCCATGCGTAAAGGTCTGGTTGGTGCTAAACCATTAGCATTTAACATTTGGATTTTAGATTTACTTAATTATCAAAATGGCGATACATTAGATGATTTGTTTCCGGGAACTAATGGTATGGCTGAAGCGATAGCTAGTAGAAATGGGTGAAGCAGGTTATGATGATAAATGGATTGATCAATACTCAATTGTGCCATTTCGCGACACGCGATCTGACCTGCGGTTATGTGTTTGGATTTGACTCGATATGATACGCTATAAAGAGCATTGGCTCTCAAAGCCAAAAGGCGAACCCCGAAGGGGGAGGTTCGCAAGGTGCTCGCTAATTGTGATAGCTCTATGTTTAGCCAACATTTCAGGCTTTGAAAAAGCACATTCCGCACCATTAGATAGAACCAATCACTATCGTCAATGGGCTTTCATACAACTTAATAATCTTGATAATTTCTATTGTTTAGATGAATTAAATTACAAAGAATCAAGATGGAATCCTAAAGCCAAGAATGGTAGTCATTATGGAATACCTCAAGGTAGAAGCAAATGGTTATCTACAGTTGATGGATATAAACAGATTGATTGGCAATTAAAA